TGGCGGTCCTCATCGCGACGATCATCTTCTGGTTCCCGCCCTCCGTCTTCTCCGACGCCTGCACGGCGACGAGCGGACGCTGGGTGATCTCCGGGTACGTCAGCGAGCCACGGTCGAGCGAGACCCGGTTGCCCGAGGCGACGAGCGGCCGTGAGGCGTCGATGACCTGGAAGATCTGAGCGATGTGCTGCGCCGGCTCGAGGCCGGGCACGTCGCTCGAGAGCGTGTTCGCCGGGACACGCTTGAGGAGCTGCTGGCGCTCCTTCATCGCGACGAACTCCTGCTCGCTCGCGAAGTCGCGTGCCAGCTTCGACGCGCCGGCGAAGTCGCGGGTCAGCACGAAGTCGCGGGCGAACGTGTAGAAGTCGCGATACACGATCCCCTCGCCGTCGATGTCGACGCCGTCGATGCCGCCCGCGATTGCGCGCTGGACAGCCTTCGACGTCTCCATCGCGCGCTTGTTCCGCTCGATCTCTCCGGTCAGCTGCTCGATCTCGGTGTCGAGGTCGGCCGCGCGCTCGCGGTACATGCTGACCTGCGACATCTCGGACTCGTTCAGGTTCCGGTCATCCGTGCGCGCCTCTGCGGTCGCGATCACGGACTCGTGCAGCTGAGTGGTGACTGCGCGCTCGTCCGTCAGACGCGCGAGGCGCAGTTCGCTCTGGCTGGTGTTCATTTCGTCCCTCCGAAGTCGTGGTTACTCGGTGGGGCGGGTGCCGTCTTCGGGGGTGCCAGCCTCGCCGGGGTGCCCGTTTCTGCGGGGTGCGCCTCGTATCTTTCGGGGAGTGTAATCCCTAGTGCCCTCATTCGCTCGATCAGTTCCGGGTCCATCTCGTTCGGCAGAAGCGTCTCGTCGTGGACGAAGTGTGCTTCCTCGCGCAGCGCCAACACAACCGATCCGGCGAACGCGCCTCGCCGTGTGATGGCGATCCCATGCAGATGCGCCTTGACGCGCTTGATGACTCCATCGGCTCCGCGCACGGATTTCTTGCCGACAGCCTCGAGCGAGACGCCGGTCAATGCGCCTTCACGCATCAGCAGCAACGCCTTGTCGCCGTCCGCGTTCTCGTGGATCCTGAGTGATCCGTAGAGCCCGTCGTTGCGTTCGATGAGCGACTGGCCGTGGCCGATGATGCCTCTCAGACCCTTCTCGTGCTCGAAGTTGACGAGCACGCGGTTGGCTGCGCGCAGCTGATGCGAGAACGCGCCCGGCATCCACTCCTCGGTGTACGCCACACCCTTCGGAACGCCGCCGAGTCCGTCGTTGTGCTGGATCCTTTCGCCGTAGGGAACGATCCTCACGTCGACAGTGCGTCCGTCACCGGGCGCCGTCAGTTCCGCCGCGTAGGTGCGGATAATCATGTCGCTCTGGACGTCATCTGTCCCTGCGGCTTGGTCTTCGTACTCGATCTCTGTCGCGCTCATCACTACCTCCTCTAGCCGCTGACAGCCGACAGTCCGAGCGGCTGCTGAGCCGGGGATGCCGATGCCACCTGTGAGAGTTGCTCGTCGTTGTCGTCGCTCATCGTGTCGAGCGGCAGGAACGTGTCCGCCGCGTCGAAGCTGACCCACTGGCCGCGCGGCAGTAGCTGCGCGCTGAAAGCGTTGGCGACTTTGGTCGCTGTCGGGCGCAGCTCGAAGCGCCACCACATCTCGCCGAGCAGCGCCGGGTTCTGGTACGTCAGTCCTCCCTGCAGCGACATGTTCAGCAGCACCGAAGGGACGCCGTAGGCAGCTGCGATCGTGCGTGCGTTCCACTCCTGCGTCTCGAGCAGCGACAGGTCGGACGGATTGAACGACAACTCGTTCGGCGTCAGCGACGGGTCGACGATCGGTGGTGCGCCGCCACGGTTCGCAGCGGCCTCCATCCATGCGGCCTGCACCGCTTCGGCCTGGTCTTTCCGCAGCTTCTTCTCGCTCCTGATCCAGACTTTCGGCATCGCGCCCTGGCTCACGCTCATCGACTGATTGCCTGCGGCAAGCAGACTCCACGCCTGCTGCGCGAACGCACGCAACGCCGAGCAGCCATGCAAGCCAGTGCCGGGGTTGCGGTCGATCTGCACGACCCGCGTCGGGTCGAGGGTCACGTCGCCCAGCTTGTAGACCCGTGCGCCGTGCGGTGCGGTGATGCTGACGTTGCCCGACTGCAGCACTGTCCAGGTGCGCGGGAATCCGTCGGCGTAGGTGTCGGTGATGTACAGGATCGCGAAGCCCCAGCCGTACATCTGATCGACGATCGAGTGGAGCGCGTCGCCGATCCCGTTCGGATACCAGTTCGGGTCCGGCGACGACACCCACGCCGGCACGTCAGGACTGCCGTGGAAGACGAGCGGCATCGACGCGATCTGCTGCGCGTTCATCTGCTGGCAGCGCTCAGCCGTCCAGACGCGCTCGGCCAGGATGGCGTTGCCGGGAAGGAACTGGCTCGACGTCGACAGTCCGTTCTGACCCCACCAGTCAGGGATCTGTGAGTTGAACAGCGACATGCGCGTGCCCTCGAGCGGGTCCACGTCACGTTCGATCATCTGGTCACGGGCAAGCCAGCCTGCAAGCTTCGGACCGAGCAGCCATTCGGCGCGTGTCGACATCAGTCTCCCATCAGAAGATCATCGGATCCGACCCGTCATCAGGCCTTTCGATTACCGCCCACAGCGCGAGTGTTGCTGAAACCAGCGGCGAGATGTCGACATTCGAGTTTTTGTGTGACCAGACCCACGCCTCGGCGAGCGGCCTCGAGCCCGCCCCACGGATCGCACGACGAAGCTCATCGGAGCCGAGATGGCGCAGGTTGCGGTCGTTCACGAGGTCGAGCATCAGTCCGCACGCCTTAGCGTGGTCGTTCGCCGACACCTCGATCAGACGGACTTCCATCTCTTCGACGGTGGCACGGACTGAGGCTGTCGGGCCGTAGCCGTTGGCGACGATCGCGAGCGGGTCGTGCTCCGTCTCCAGGGTCGCAAGCATCTTCGGCAGCTGGGAGGCGCGCACACCGGAGGCGATCACCTCGACGTGGAAGAGGCCGTCAGGACGTCTGCCGGCAGCCGTGATCGACGCCTTCCGTTCCGGGTTCACCTCATAGGCGATGCACACCGGGTTCAGCAGCTTCGACGTCTTGTCGAGCAGCCGGTCCCAATCGTCGATCTCGATCATCCGGTCCGACACACCATCGGTGCGCGGGTAGGCGCCGACGCCGAGACGCTCGACGGCGAATGTCCTCGCGTCCATCGAGCGCTGCTCGGCGGCTATGTGGCGCTCCGAGATGCGGATGCCGAGACCGGGGTTAGCCTCTTGCCACGCTCTCGGATCTTCGGCGACCTCATCGCTGACCTCACGGGGATGGTCGAGAGGCACCGAATACTCAACGTAGGCGAGCGACGGGTCGTCGCCGGCGATCCCCCGCTCACGGACACGCGCCCAGACGACGCCATGCTCATGCACTTCCTCGTCGACGGCCGAGCCCGTGTACGCAACCTGCGGATCAGGCCGTGCGGCCATCGTCGGAAGCAGCGCACCATGCGCGAACTCGGGCAGGAACATCGCCTCGTCGAGCGCCAGGAAGTCGCAGCTGAAACCACGGCCGCCGCCGCGTGTGCGGGTGCGGAACCTGATCCGTTGGCCGGTGATGAACTCGATGCCCTCCTCGCCATGCGAGCGCATCACCTTCTTCACCATCCGTGACAGATCAGGTGTCTCCTCGATCCAGAACAGCAGCCGGCGGAACGCCTCCAGCGACGTGTCGAACTGGTGCGCCGAATGGATCAGGAACCGCTCACCCCAGAGGAAGATCCCTGCGAGCTCGCGCGCCTCGAGCACAGCGCCCTTGCCGTTCTGCCTTGGCTCGTTCAACGCGATCTCGAACGCCGCCCACTTCCCCTGCTCGTTCACACCCAGCCACGCATCCAGCACATCGCACTGCGACTGGTCGAGGATCAGACCGGCCGACGCTGCCAGTTCGACGCACTCCTGGCCGCGCGACGACACACACTCCGGAACCGTCCGGTAACGCGGTGCCGTGATCTCCGCTGTGCTCACGCGGTC